TCCCGACTACAAGTACCAGATTGGCAAGATCGCAGGGCTGCGTGAAGTGTTCGCCATGTGCGAAGAAGTGAATAAAACTATTTCTGAACGATAACTATGGAGACTATCAATGCCACATATGAATATGGAACACTCTGACGATCCTAAGCAGATTATACTTGATGCCCTTGGTGACATTGGCGACTATAAAGTTTTTCACAACGAAGTCATTGTCGCCGTCTACTTGCGTCCCGAAAAGACAAAAAGCGGTATCATTCTTCCTGACTCGCACCGCGACGAAGACCGCCACCAAAGCAAGGTGGGCCTTGTTGTCAAAATGGGTCCAGAAGCCTTTAACGATCCTGACGGCAATTGGTTCCGCGATGTGGAAGTGAAGCTGAACGATTGGGTTGTTTACCGTCCCTCTGACGGTTGGAGCCAGACTGTAAACGGCGTTCTGTGCCGTGCGCTGCAAGATAATCGCGTCAAGGGCAGCATCCCGCACCCTGACATGGTTTGGTAAGGAGATTACCTATGCCTATTGATAATGAAGATCCAATTGAAATCGAAATCCCTGATGATGTTCCAAATGGTGAACCAGAAATCATCATTGAAAAGGCGGAAGACGCCCCAAAGAACTCGGTAGACAGCAGTCTGGATGCTTTAAAGGGGCAACTAGACCGTGAGCGTAAGGCCCGCGCAGAAGCGGAAAAGCGCGCTAATGAAGCCAGTCAGACCGCCTATCAGTATCAAACTGAGGCGCAGGACACCAATTTGCATCTGGTGACCAACGCCATTGAGACGGTAAACCAGACAAATTTCATTCTGAAAGCTAATTACCGCGATGCCATGATACAGAATGATTTTGACACAGCCGCAGATATTCAAGCGGAAATGTCATCAAATGCTGCCCGCTTGTTGCAACTTGAGCAAGGCAAGCAGGCTTTGGAAACTACCCCGCGCTACGAAGCCCCTACGCCCTACACGGCGGATCCTGTGGAGGCATTGGCATCACAGCTTTCTCCGCGTTCTGCTGATTGGGTCCGTAGTCATCCAGAATTTGCAACTGACAACCGCCTTTACACCAAGATGCTGGCGGCGCATCAGCTTGCGGTTTCGGATGGTATCGCACCTGATACTGACGATTATTTCGACAGCATTGAAACAACTTTGCGGGTTAGGCAGCGTAATGACGGTTATGATGCATCAGAAGCGGCTGCGAGGCCAATCCAACGCCGTTCTGCACCTCCTGCCGCCCCTGTTTCGCGCAGCGGCACTGGCGATGGCTCTCGCCCTAATCGCGTGACCCTAAGCCATGAAGAGCGCGAGATGGCCGGTATGATGGGCATGACACCTGAAGAGTACGGTAAAAATAAACTTGCACTGAAGAAAGAGGGCAAGCTTAATTAAAGGAGATATTATTATGGATACCGTTGTTACACCTAAAAAGCGCGGACGCCCATTCAAGGTCAAGCAGGCCGTGGAAGAGTCCATTCAAGTATCTGCAGAATATGTAAACCAGCATGTTTTGGAAGATGCCTTTGAGCCTGAGCCTCCTGTTCGCGCTCCATCACGACCAGAAATGAGGCCCACTATGCGTGAAGAAGATCCTCGTACCCGTGCTGCGCGCCGCTCTGCTGAACTGCGTGACCATCGTGGCGGAGACATGTCAGAAGGTTCAGATGATTTCTACATCGACCTTGGCGACATCCCGGCTGGCTGGACTTACGAATGGAAGCGCAAACTAGTCCTTGGCGCTGAAGATCCTGCGTACATGGTCGCCTTGGCCCGCGCAGGTTGGGAAGCGGTGCCGACTTCGCGTCACCCATCCTACATGCCTAATAGCGGCAATTATCCGACGATTGAGCGCAAGGGTATGCTTTTGATGGAGCGTCCGACTGAGATTACGGATGATGCGCGTGACCATGAGCAGCGCAAAGCCCGCAATCAGGTCCGCCAGAAGGAGGCGCAGCTTAATTCTTCGGAAGGCGGTCAGTTTGAAAGGGCCAATAAAGACCAGTCATTGGTCAAAATTAACCGCTCATATGAGTCTATTCCCATCCCAAAAGAGTAAAGTTAGATGAAAGGGGCGGCTATATGCCGCCCTTTTTATTTGTGTATTGACAAAATAGAATAAAGAGCGGAATTACTGTTTCCAGCTTCCCCCGGTGCGGAGGTTGTAGCGTTTTTCGGTCTTACTCGCCCCGGTGCGCGACGATGGCCTCCCTTAAAGGAGATCCGTAATGGCGAATGTTTCCGCGCCCAGCGGCTTTAGTCAGTACAGCGGTACTGGTTCTGCTCCCACTTACGAGCAGAATGTAGGCTTTTGCGCCTATAATACCGCTGCCATGTACTATGGCGACCCCGTTTTTCAGAATGCAAACGGTTCAGTATATCCTACGACTCCCGGCACAGGCATCCTTGCTGGCGTTTTTGTAGGCGCTAAGTATCTTTCGGTTTCTCAGAAGCGCACCGTTTGGTCGAACTTCTGGGGCGCTGCTGACGTTGCCTCAGCCAACACGGTTGAAGTATACCTCATCAATGATCCGAATGCTCGCTTCCTTGCTCAGGTTGGCGGTTCGTCTTCGACGGGTCTGGCCACCACTGACATTGGTGCAAACGTGCAGTTCGCTTACGGCACTCCTAACACCATGAGCGGCATTTCGGGCGCTTACATCGACATCGCCGTGACCCCAACTACTACGGCTACTTTGCCGTTTAAGTTTGTCGGTCTTGTAACTTCGCCTCCGGGTGCGAATGGTACTGACGCTGGCGCTTACAACCTCGCGGTTGTGGCGTTCAATAACGTTGTTACCAAAACGCTCACCGGCATCTAAGGAGTAAGGTTCCATGGCTGTTAATCTTTCAGCAATTAAAGACCTTCTGCTCCCCGGACTCCGTGGGGTAGAAGGCAAGTACGAGATGATCCCATCTCAGTATGACAAGATCTTCACGAAGCATGACTCAAAGCTTGCGCTCGAACGTACCGCTGAAATGCGTTACCTCGGCCTCGCCCAGTTGAAGACGGAAGGTGGCCAGACCTCTTTCGACAACAACGCTGGCGAACGCTATGTCTATAACCAAGAGCATAACGAAATTGCTCTGGGTTATGCGATCACGCGCAAAGCCATCGACGATAACCTCTACAAGACCCAGTTCCACCCGTCGAACCTCGGCCTGATTGAGTCATTTCAGCAGACCAAGGAAATCTACGGTTCGAACATCCTGAACACGGCTACCACCTACAATGCCAACTTTGGCGGCGATGGTGTTGCGCTTTGCTCGACCGCTCACCCGATTGATGGCGGCACGGTTGCTAATAAGCCTACTGTAGACGTTGATCTTAACGAAGCTACGCTGCTGAATGCGATGATTGCAATCCGCACGAACTTCAAGGATCAGGCCGGTCTGAAGGTCTTCGCTCGTGGTCGTAAGCTCATTGTTCCTCCGCAGCTTGAACCAGTCGCCATCCGTCTTACGAAGACGGAACTGCGTCCGGGTACTGCAGACAATGATGTGAACGCTATCATTTCGACAGCAGGCGGGTTGCCTGAAGGCTACATGGTCAATGACTTTTTGACCTCGGCGCTTGCTTGGTTCTTGCTGACCAACATCGACGGCCTGTCGTACATGGAGCGCGTCAAGTTTGAAACCGATATGCAGGTTGATTTCGTCACCGATAACCTTTTGGTTAAGGGTTACGAACGCTACAGCTTCGGCTACTACAACTGGCGTTCAATCTTCGGCTCGTTCCCAACTTAATTAACCGGCACCCCCTCTCTTGGCGGGGAGGGGGAAACCTTAAAGGAGGTACCAATGGGTATTACCACTTTTACCGGGCCGATTATGGCAGGCAACGTGCTTAACAGCGATGGCAGCGGCACCCTTGCCGGTGCTGGCGGCGATAGCGGGTTGGCCAATGTTGGCTTCACTATAATGGCTCAGTCTGAAGCCGTCACGCAGGCAACTAACGGAGTGTCTGCTGGCGTCTATACAACGAACATCGTCATCCCAGCCGACAGCCAGATCCTCACCATAACACTGCTTGTTTCGACTGTTTGGTCGGGCGCTGCAACAACGCTTGGCATTGGTACCACGGCTTCGGCCACGGCGCTGACTGCTGCTGCGGCTGTTGCGGGCGGCACAGCAGGCGTTATCAGTGCCAATCCCGGCACTGTTGCTGGGGCGATTGCTAATTGGCGTGATGTCGGTGCCACCGATGTTCAGGTCAAAATTACTTCTACAAACACGGGTACTGGCGTCGGTGTTTTGACCGTCACTTATATCCAGTCCAACAACCTGACGGTATAAGGAAATTAGTCATGAAGGGTCGTAAAACTCGTGCCACTGGTGGCGTGAATGAAGCCGCTGAAGATCTGGGTCGCAAAAACCTGCGGTACACTTACCAGAGCAATGTCAACGACGAAGCTGAAAAGCGTAAGAGCGGTGGCAAAGTTCGCGGGATGGCTGCAAAAATGCATGCTGGCCGCAAACCGCGTAAGTCTGGCGGTTCTTGCGATAGCGGCAATCCGTTTAGCTCGGCTCGTCACGGCACTGCCGCCAAGGGTCGTAAGCTTGAAATGGAAATGGAATAATCTTTGGGTTATTTCTAACCAAGCGGGACGGGGGCTTAACGGCCCCCGTTTTGCCATGGGGGGCTGTATGTCTGATACTTGGCAGCGCAAAGAAGGTCAGTCACCTTCGGGTGGATTGAACGAAAAGGGCCGCGCCTCGCTTCGTGCTGAGGGCCATAATATTAAGCGTCCGGTTACCGCTGGGGAGGCGGATCGTAGCCCTGCGGCAGCGGATAGGCGCGATAACTTCCGTTCACGCATGTGTGGAATGAAGGAAAAACTCACATCCGCTAAGACGGCGCATGATCCGAATAGCCGGATCAATTTGGCGCTCAAAAGATGGGACGTGAAGTGCTAGTCTAGCGATTAAATAAGTGCTAATGTTACTGTAATTTTTAGCTTCGGGCTTCCTACGAAAGGTACGTTTTATGGCTTCTGGTATTGTTAACCAATCTATCAGTCGCGTTGGCGTCACTGAGCCGTTTGAACTCCAAGTCGCCCGTGACCAGATCACAGGGCATTCGACCGTTTTGGTTTCGGGCACATTACCGACACTTGGAACTTCGCAGGCTACGGTTTGGAACCAAGGTGGCATTTATGTTTATCCTGCAACTGCGCAAGTTATGGTTGTTGCCAGCAGTAGCGTAAATGATGCAGCAGCCGGTACCGGTGCCCGCACAGTGGTTGTGCAGGGCTTGGACACCAATTACAATCAGATCCAAGAAACAGTCACGCTAAACGGGCAAACTGGTGTCAGCACCACTAATTCGTTTTTACGTGTCACACACATGTATGTGGCAACTGCTGGAAGCGGTAATGCGGCGGCTGGCACTATTTATGTGGGCACCGGCACTGTAACCGCAGGCGTTCCCGCTGTAGTTTATCTGAACTACTTGGCTCAGTCAGGTGCCACTTCGGCTATTTGGACTGTCCCAGCAGACTATACTGCGTATATCACCGCAATTCAGGCTTCGTCTGGCAACGCAACTGCCGGTCAGTGGGCTAATTTTGGCTTGTTTATCGCCTCATCCCAAGGGGGGCCGCTTGATAGTACCTTGCAGTGGATCTGCTCAAATGGCGGAAACGCTCAAATCAGCCTTCCATATACAATTGCAATTTTGGAAAAGATTGATTTTGAGATACGAGCCATTAGCACTACGGCTTCAACATCTGTTGATGCCAATATGCAGATTGTTTACGTCAAGAATGACGGCGCTCTTTAAGGGGTAATCCGGCATGTCGAATGCTACCAATGTAAGCGGAACATACAGTTTCGACCCATCATTGGGCGAGATGACGATCTATGCGTACAATTTGATTGGCGTTCGCGGCACTGCTTTGGTGCAAGAGCATATGGAAGCTGCCCGCATGGCGGCTAACATGCTTCTTGGCCGCTGGAGTAGTCAGGGTGTAAACCTGTGGATGGTGACGCTGCAAAGCATTCCATTGGTTCAGGGCCAATCCACTTACAATGTGCCCAATAACAACATCACCATGCTCGACACATATGTCGTGACTGGCGGGGTGGCATTCACGGGTTACATTAGCGGAACTACTCTTACGGTCACCAGTACAACTGGCGGATCACCAGCTATTGGCATGGCAATTTCGGGAAATGCCATAATTAATGGAACTCAGATTCTTTCTGGTTCAAGCACTACTTGGACCGTTAATAACTCGCAAACTGTATCCTCCGACCTCATTGTTGGTGAAACTGCGCAATCTACTAACCGCTTGATCCTTCCTATCAGCCGCACTGAGTATGCTTCTTATCCTAACAAGGAGCAGCAGGGCTTCCCCACGACCTATTGGCAGGATCGCCTGATCAACGGCAACGTCACGCTGTGGCCTGTCCCAGACGGCACCCAGACGGCGTTAAGCTTTTACCAAGTGAGCCAGATCGACGACGCTGCCTTCACTAGCGGTATGCAGGTAAAGATGCCATACTATTTCTATGAAGCGTTTGTCTATGGTTTGGCGCAGCGTTTGGCGCTTGTTTGGGCACCCGAAAGGGTCGCAATGATCAAGCCTTTGGCCGATGAGGCTTACCAAATTGCCGTAATGCAAAACATTGAAAATGCTCCAACGTACATTTCGCCAATGATTTCAAGTTATTTTAGGTAAGTCTCATGGCATATGCTTCGATTGCAGGACGGGCTAGAACCAGCGCCAGCAACCCGCAGGCACATGCCATTTGTGACCGCTGCGGGTTTCGATACAACCATGTTGACCTAAGCTGGCAGTATGACTGGCGCGGTGCCAGCATGCAGAACACGCGCATTTTGGTCTGCAGTACCTGCATGGATACTCCGCAAGATCAGCTTCGCGCTATTGTGGTCCCAGCGGATCCCATGCCTATCACTCAAGCGCGTGTGCAGGACTTCGCACAGGCTGAGACGGACTATCAAACAATTTCGCAAGCAACTGTTTATGACCCAACTACCGGCATCCCTATTCCAAGCACGACAACGCTTATTACCCAAAACGGCCAGAACTTACTTACCCAACAGGTTGGTATCCCTGCTGGTTTAGACCAAAGTGCAGTCATGCCGCTGGAAGGCAAAACAAATTACCGTGTGAAAATAAGCCCGTTATCTGTGTCCTCAACTGGCACAGATCAGATTACGGTTACGTTTGCTGCCGTTCATGGTCTTTCTACCAATGATCAGATTGTTGTTCAGGGGCTAACTAATGTCCGCGCAAACGGCGCTTATAGCATTACAGTAACCACAGCTACAGCGTTTACCTATCAAACAAATACGGTTATACCGGCTGGCGCGCTTCTAACGAGTACGACTCTTATGGTTACTGCTCATATCGGCATGCCGTATGGTTTTGATCAATTGCCGCAGACAGGTGTTTAAGCATGTCCAACACAACGATCCCTCAGCTACCTCTTGCCGTCTCGGTTGATGGCACTGAGCAGCTTGAAATTGTGCAGGCTGGTGTTTCGCGCCGCGCCACTGCCAGTCAGATTGCGGGCATTGCAACTGGTCCGACTGGTCCTACCGGCGCTCAAGGGGGCACTGGCCCTACAGGTGTAACTGGCCCCACTGGCCCCACCGGCACTCAGGGCACTGCAGGCAACCAAGGGCCATCTGGCCCTACAGGCGTAACTGGCCCTACTGGCCCCACCGGCCCCACTGGTCCTACCGGCTCTCAGGGCGCACAGGGCATTACTGGCCCCACTGGCCCCACCGGCCCAACGGGTCCAACGGGGTCTACGGGCACTCAAGGGTCAGTTGGCCCAACGGGGTCTACAGGCCCCACTGGCGCTGGGCCAACTGGTCCCACAGGTGCGGCCTCAACTACTGTTGGCCCAACTGGTGCGCAAGGCATAGCGGGGCCAACCGGCCCCACCGGTAATACCGGCCCTAGTGGGACTGGCCCCACCGGTCCTACGGGAGCAGCGTCAACCGTGGCTGGCCCCACTGGTCCTACGGGGACTGGCCCCACCGGTCCTACGGGAGCAGCGTCAACCGTGGCTGGCCCCACTGGTCCTACGGGGGCTGGGACCGTCACGTCAGTCAGCTTTACCGGCGGCATTGTTTCGGTTGCCACAGCTACAACCACCCCGGCGCTCACTGTCGCGGGAACATCTGGCGGTATCGTTTATTTCTCAAGCGCCACGACGTGGGCAACCTCGGCTGCTCTTGCTGCCAGCGCAATTGTTCTAGGCGGAGGTGCGGGCGTGGCTCCTGCCACTACCACGACCGGCGCAGGCGTTGTCACGGCTCTTGGTGTTGCCGTAGGTTCTGCGGGCGCTTTCGTCACCTTCAACGGCGCTCTGGGAACCCCGTCCAGCGGCACAGTCACCAACCTCACTGGCACAGCTTCAATCAACATCAACGGCACCGTGGGCGCTACCACAGCAACCACAGGCGCGTTCACCACACTTGCTGTCTCCGGTATTGCCACTTTTACCGCCTCCCCCCAGACAGACGCAGCTAACGGCTTTGCTCTCTATACGGCAGATGCGGCGAATTATAACATAAGCAGGTCGGGGTCTACCGTTAGCGTCAAGTCTGCGGGGGACATAAGATTAAATGCCGGGGGAGTGCAGCTTACTGCCTCCCTAGCTAATGGTGTTCAGGTTGCCGGGGTACTTGGTGTTACTACCAGCCTAACTACACCACTGATTAGTGGCGGCGGCGCAGGAGCATCCACTCTTACGCTCCAAAGTACCTCTGCTGCTGGCTCCTCTGACGCCATTATCTTTAAGACGGCATCTCAGAGCGAGCGGATGCGCATCACCACCGGAGGCAACGTCGGGATTGGTACGAGTTCGCCGACAACAAGGCTGGATGTTGATGGTGCCAGTACATTCCGCGCAGGGGGCAGCCAATTTAACGTAGTTATTGGGCTTACTGGCTACCAGTCAGGGTTCCAATTCAATCGCGCTGGTTACAACAACTGGTTTGTAGGCAGTGATAATAACTCAGTAGACCTTGCTATTGGTGAAAGCATTGCGTCGCCGTCAATGACATTTAAGTCAGGTGGCAACGTCGGGATTGGGGTAACAAACCCCGGGTATAAACTTGCTGTAAACGGCGCTATAGCTTGCATTTCAGCCACCAGCGGACTTGGATACGGCACAGGCTCAGGCGGCGCGGTAACGCAGATTACTAGCCGCACCACAGGCGTCACACTCGACAAGCCAAACGGGGCCATCACACTCGTTTCCGCAGCGGGGTCTGTTACTTATCAGTCATTCACCGTCACCAACTCGACTGTGGCTGCTACGGACACCGTGATCGTCAGTCAGAAAAGCGGCACAGACTTAAATATGATTTTTGTCACCGCAGTCGCTGCTGGCAGCTTCCGCATATCGTTTGCCACAACGGGTGGCACTACCACGGAACAGCCGGTGTTTAACTTCGCAGTCATAAAGGCAGTAGCAGCATGACCATAACAAACACTTGGGCAGTCGTGCAGATGGACTGCTACCCCGAAGAAGACGGCGAAACCGAGGTGGTCTTCATGGTTCACTGGACGCTGGCTGGCACGGACGGCACTTACACGGGTGGCGTTTACGGCTCGCAGGCTATCACTATTGATCCGGCAGCACCGTTCACGCCCTACGCCGACCTCACCGAGGCGCAAGTCATAGGCTGGGTGCAATCTGCTATGGGCGCTGAACAGGTGGCCAGCTACGAGGCCAACGTGGCGACCCAGATCGAGAACCAGATCGACCCACCAGTCGTGACGCCCCCGCTGCCTTGGTAACCCCGCCGCTGCCGGTCCACTGACATCCTATCTTGCTTCTGGCTGCAGCGATGCTACCACAGTTGCATCTTATAGGATTTTATCTATGCCATTTAGTTCTGAGAGCGGGAAAGCTGCGATTAAGCGGCTCATGCAGCGTATCAAACCCCAAACTGGCTTAGACATAGGCTGCGGGTCAGGCACATACCCAAAGCTGTTTCCAGAAACCATGTGGCATGGCGTTGAGGCATGGGAGCCATATTTTGAAAAATACGATTTAGAGAGCCTTTATAGCGAATTGTGGCTGTCTGACGTTCGTGAATGGGAGCCAACGCGCAATTACGATGTCGCCATTGCTGGCGATGTGCTGGAGCATATGGACAAAGAGGACGCGATTGAACTGCTCAAGCGGCTGCGATCCCACGCCACCTACGTCATCGTCAGCATCCCCATCGGCCACTACCCGCAGGGCGAATATGAGGGCAATCCATACGAGCGACATGTCAAAGACGATTGGTCGGATGCTGAAGTGCGTGAAGCTTTTGGCGAGCCGCTATTCGGCCAAGTGGATAATGAGATTGGCGTTTACCTCTATGGCAGCGAGCCGATCCCTCTAAAGATCTGCGTCTATGCCATCAGCAAGAATGAAGAGATGTTTGTCGAGCGGTTCTGTAGTGCGGCGCAAGCCGCTGACATGATTGTTATTGCAGACACTGGAAGCACAGATAGAACCACCGCCTTAGCTGAACAGTGCGGTGCCTTCGTGCATGAAATCTGCATTACGCCTTGGCGCTTTGATGATGCCCGCAACGCTGCCTTGGCCCTGCTCCCCCGCGACATTGACGTTTGCGTCAGCCTAGATCTGGACGAGGAGCTTCAGCCCGGTTGGCGTGAGGAGATTGAGCGGGTATGGGCT